TGGCTAACTCAGCAACTATCACCAAAATTGGCGGAACAGACCAGACTTATGTGGACTTGCCATCGGTCAATCAATACTTCACACGATCCATTACTGCTGGCAATCTGCTCATGGATACAGATGCAGAAGCAGCTTCTCTTGCCTATGCCTATGTCCAGACTCGAAAAGATGTGACAGTTCGCATTGACTCAATCGTGCTGGACTTGGTGACTCTTGCCTATGGTGCTGGAATCACAGCAGCTCTCGACCTTGACTACTTTGACAGAATGCAGATTACCAACGAAAGCCAGACTGGAGTGACCCTAGTCAAGACCCTTCAATGCCTAGGCATCAATCACGACATCACTCCAAATAGTTGGTTTACAACTTTCGTCACGCAAGAACCAATTCTTGATGTGATGTATTAGAATATGACAATGAAACGAGGTAAGTAATGGCTATTGAATATCCTGCAAAGGAAACTTTTGTCGATGGTGACATCCTATCAGCGGCAGAGGAAAACAAGATTTCATCAGTAGCTAATGCTGCTTTCATCCTACAACTCATGGGCGCACTCTAGAAAGGGAAAATCATGGCAGTAACACAGAAAACTCTGTTTAGAGGTGCGGCTACTACTACAGTCACCACAACTCTCTATACAGTTCCAACAGCAACTTCGACAGTTGTGAGCAATATCGTGGTAACTAATACAGCAGCAGCGGCTGGTACTTTCACGCTTGCTCTGGGTACATCAGGTAGCACAGTCAATATGTTTACAACAGTATCTATTGGTGCTAACTCAACTACCCTCATCGATCTAAAGCAGCCTTTAACAGCTGCTCAAATCATCACAGGTGGAGCATCAGCTGTAACTATTAACTTTCATATTGCTGGAGTGGAGATAGCGTAATGGGATCAACAACAATACCATCAAGCAGTTCTGGATATGCAGACATTGTTTATGATGCAATTATCCCTGCTGGACTAACACTTCGTCAGACAATTACTTCTGGCACAACTATTACTTATACTGGTGGAACTCCAGACAAAGTATTTGCAATTATCATTGGCGGCGGCGGAGCAGGCGGAAACTACGCAACTACTGCTGGAGCAGGCGGCGGAGCAGGTGCTGCAATTTATGGATTCTTTACTCCAGCGACCACATGCGTTATTGGTGCAGGTGGTAATGGTTCTACTGGCAACAGCGGCGACTATGCAAGAAATGGCGGCTACACACTCTTTGGAATGGTTGTTGCAGCTGGTGGTGGCGGTGGTGCTCCTGGCGGCGGAGTTTATTCACAAACTCGCGGTGCTGGAGCAGGTGCTGGCGGTATTGCAACAGCTGGTACTCCTGGAGCGACAAGTGTTTATTTGAACAGTATTGGCGGCGGAAGTGCATTGATAGCACAAGGTTCTATTGCTCCTGTAGCAACATCAGGCGGCGGTGGTTCAGTAAGTGCTGCAAGTGATACTTGCTTAGCAGGCGGTACTGGAATCTTTGCAGGCGGCGGAGCAGCTGCTGCAACATCATCTCCTAGTCTTGCAGGTGGAGATTCTATTCTTGGCGGATTTACTGGCGGTGCTGCTAACAATGTGCGCGGCGGTGGCGGAGCAGGTTATCTTGCAAATGGAAGTGCTGCTGGTGCAACTAATGGTGGCAATGGCGGTTCAGGTGGCGGTGGCGGCGGTGGCGCAGGATCGATGACAGGTCGTGGCGGCAGCGGTGGCGCAGGGGCAATTTTAATTTACTACTAGGAGCGATGATGATAACTAACAAATACGAATACTATTGTGAAGATTGTTCTTATGAGTATGCAGAGCAACGCAAAGAATCTGAACCTCAGTACACTACAAAGTGTCCATGCTGTAAGTCCACGCTATTACTTGGTAGCACAATTTTTGTTGAAGAGGAAATAATCGATGAAGCCATTACTGAGTAAGGCTGGACAACAGCTTCGTGAACAGATTGATGATGCGTTCCCAGATCGTGATCGTAAGTCAGATGGTTGGATAGGCGATGCCTCTCACGCCAGTCGTCCGAGTGACCACAATCCCGATCCGATTAACGGAATCGTCAGGGCTATTGATGTGGATAAAGACCTCAACTCACGCCCCAGTACAGGTGCTTATCTTGCCGACCAAATACGCCTATGTGCCAAAGCAGGTGAGTCAAGAATTTCTTATGTCATCTATGCAGGCAAGATCGCTTCCTCTAAGAAATCTTGGCGTTGGCGTCCTTATGATGGGATTAACCGCCACGATCATCACATCCATATTTCATTCACTAAAGAAGGCGATTCGAATGGTCGCTGGTTCGACATCCCAATGCTAGGAGCATCTAATGGCTGAAAACTATTCCTTCGTAATCGATCAAGGTGCTGACTGGTATCTCAACATTACCTATAAGGATTCGACAGGTGCTGCCATTAACCTCACAGGTTACACAGCAGCGATGCAGTTCAGACTTAATGTGTCAAGTGCTACAGCTGCTATCAGCTTGACTCAGGCATCTGGTATAACCATCACAGGAGCAACAGGCAACCTGGCTATTCGTGCTACAGCTGCTCAAACGGCATCACTCTCAGATTCTGAGAAGTATGTCTATGATTTAGAGATTACATCTCCTGCTGGAATCGTCACTCGATTGATTCAAGGCGTGGCATCGGTAAGTTCACAGGTCACTCGATGACAGACATTATTGTTATTCAGCCTGTTACCTCATCCGTTACAGTCACAGAAGATGTCAATCAAGTAACTGTTTCATCTGTTGGAGTTACTGGCCCTGCTGGAACTAACGGTACTAACGGTACTAACGGAGCAACTGGTGCAACAGGAGCAACAGGAGCGACAGGCGCACAGGGCATCCAAGGCATTCAGGGAGTAAAGGGCGATACAGGAGCTACTGGTGCGAAAGGCGATACTGGCTCAACAGGTGCAACTGGATCATCTGGAGTCATTGCAGTCAATGCGCCAATTACAAACTCTGGAACTTCAACAGCAGCTAACCTATCAGTATCAGCAGGCACAACTTCTGCTGCTGGAATCCTGCAATTAACGGACTCTACATCGAGTACAAGCACTACAACTGCTGCAACTCCTAATGCGGTCAAGACTGCTTATGATAATGCTTTAGCAAGAACTCCTAAATTAAAACAACAATCTGGAACTTATATGAGAAGTCCAGTTCTTCTTGATAGTGCGGCTTCGGCTACACATCAAAGAATTGTATGGCAACCAATATATGTAGATAGCACAACTTCATTTGACCGTTTAGCCATAAGAACAGCAAGCACTTTTGTTGGAAGCACAACAGCAAGATTGGGAATTTTTAACAATACTAATGGACTTCCATCTACAGTTGTATTAGATGCAGGAACTGTTGCAGTTACAGCAGCAAGCACTATTTACGAAATTACAATATCCCAAAGTTTAGATGTTGGATTTTATTGGTTAGCATTTTGCCAACAAGGAACTGCGCCTACGACTGCTAATTATTTTGGAGTTATTTCAAGCGGTACTGTATATCAAAATTATTACCTAATGACTCAAACTAGCCCTAGCGCATCAGGAACATTTGGTTATTTTCAAAACTCGGTAACGGGAGCATTTGGAACAGCATCATCTCCAGCAGCGGCTACTAACATTCCTCATGTATGGATAAGGGCTTCATAATGACAAAAAAAATTACCTACGGCTTAGGCGGATATGACCCTTCAAAGCCTAATAACAATATTGTTGAAGAAATCGACATTCCAGATGAGGAGCAACAATGAAAGACTTCAAGACTGCATTCGGCTCATGGGCTAGAGCATTCCTAGTAGCAGTGCTATCCCTAGCAGCGGCAGGCGTATCTGATCCAAAGGCTTTACTAGCTGCTGGACTTTCATCTTGTCTGCCACCAATCATTCGTTGGTTAAACCCTAATGACCAAGGCTTAGGCATTAAAGCATAATGAGTGCCCTTAACTGGGCGGCTCTCGCAGTTGCAGTTATCTCAATCGTTACAGGATTTGTTGGATCAATCAGATGGTTGGTGAAGCATTACCTTGCTGAACTTAAACCCAATGGTGGCTCATCGATGAATGACAGATTGACATCGATGAACGACAGATTGAATCGACTTGAAGGGCGTGTCGAAACAATCATTTCTTTATTAGAGAGGTGACACTTATCTCATGGCTAGAAAAGCAACAAAGAAGCTAGTTGATGAAGGCTATTCCAAACTCGATGCTTACACCATTGCATTGAATGAATATTACAAAAGCCTTCGCCGTGCTGGATTTAGCGTAGAGAACGCTCTTGCCATAATCATAGAAAAGAGCAGTTATCCAGACTGGATTCTGCCTACACCCATTAACCCAAACATACCTGAACCTGATTGGTATGAGGATGAGGATGAATGAAGAAGATTGTAATCCTAAGTGATTTACAAGTTCCCTTCGAAGATGTCCATGTAACAAAGAATATTGCCAAGTTTCTCCAAAGTTTTAAGCCAGACCAGACAGTCACTATTGGCGATGAGATTGACTTTCAGACTATTAGCAAATGGTCAGATGGAACGCCAGGCGCGTATGAACAGACTCTTGGCGATGATCGTGATAGATGCGTAGAGCTTCTTTGGGAGTTAGGCGTTACTGACTGTATTAGGTCAAATCACACAGATCGCTTGTATAACATCATCATGAAGAAAATCCCATCATTCCTATCCTTGCCTGAATTACGCTTTGAGAAGTTTATGAAGTTCGATGAACTGGGCATAACCTTTCATAAGAAGCCGATGCAGCTTGCACCCAACTGGGTAGCAGTTCATGGTGACCATTCACCTATCAAGTCTCAGGGCGGTTTAAGCGCAATGGAAGCGGCTAGGCGTAACGGTAAGAATGTTATTTCTGGTCACACCCACAGGGCAGGCCGTACATCGTTCTCAGAAGCCTCTGGGGGCCGTTTAGGGCGTGTTCTACATGGGGTCGAGGTTGGAAATCTCATGGATTTCTCTAAGGCCCTGTACGGCGGTTCTACGGGGTCTTTTAACTGGCAGCAGGCTTTCGCCATCATGTATGTGCATGCCAAGAATGTCCAAGTTGATCTCATATACATCGAGAAGAACGGCACATTCATAGTGAACGGCAAAGTCTATGGACGACCTAGATAACGACATTACAAGGGATGTAGATACCCAGATGGATAACTCAGAATTGTTACCATTTCGTTATCTAAATCAACGAGGTAAATCCCAGTAGCTGTGCAACACTTCTGCTGTTCCCAAGATATGGGACAGGAAAGGGCACAATGTTATTTATACAAGCATTAGCAATCTGTGGCGTTATCTTCGCTACTAGCTTTGTGTGGTACTGGACTGGTCATAAAGATGGAGTCCGAGAAGGCTATACACGAGGTCGTTCAATTTCTAGACAAGAATTCTGGAAAGAATAAATGAATGCTAAAGACTTTCTCACAGAAGCAAGAGCAGTCATTGAAGATAGAGGGCTTGATTACGGACATCCTTCGGACAATATGGCAAGAACCGCAAGATTGTGGCAAGCCTATTTGGAAATCCCAATCGAAGACTATCAAGTTGCAGCTTGTATGGTGTTGGTCAAACTCGCAAGATCAATGGAAGGTTCAAAAGTTGATAATTACATCGACATGCTTGGATACGCAGCAATTTCGGGA